CCAGTTTCTGAAACAACTGCATACCTAACTAAATAAACAATGTCTGATGATGAGTTCTCTATAGTTGCAGCAGATTGGTTTACTGGATTGAATGTGGCGGTAAGAGTTTCTTCCGACATTTATAGCACATCCACTACATACTTAAATTCTATAAAACTTTTTGTGTTGTTTAATTTTACGATAGGTAAAGAATCTGGAGACTTGATTACTGTGTATGCTGTAAGTCCATACTTATTATTAAAAGATGATAGATTTTCTAGCCTTAAAGCATCTAGTGCAATATAAAAATCAGAAGCGGCGGCAGAGCCTACAGTATCCTCTATATCTACAAATACCTTTATGTATCTTACACTGGACCAAGAAAAGTTTGAAGAAGTTTTGTACAAAGAACTTAAGGTTTTGCTGACAACAACATATCTGTTCTCCGTAAAGTTATGCTGAGTGCTACTTGTGACTCTTCCTCCAACAGTAATTGCTCCAGGGTTGCTTCCGATATTAACTACAAGAGTTGAACCAGTTGTCCCTGTTTGAGCAGTCCAAGTTCCATTATACCCAGAAGGTGTAATTCCAGAAATAACGACTTGCTGACCAACAGAAATGTTATGAGCATTTGCAGTAGTAATTGTAATGTTAGTTGTACCGCTAGGAGTGTGTGTGTTAATTCTTGTTCCATTATTTAAATTAACTACAAGACTTGCATACTCTGGTGTTGCCCCATCAGTATCTGCAAACTGAACCAGAATTTTAACATTGCTAGGAACATCTGGGCTAGGAACATTGCTACCGTCAACACCATCTTTATTTATAACGGAAAATGCCAACCTTATTTCATCTTCCGTAGAATTTTGACTTAGCCCTAGGTCCTCTACCTCCAGATGAATGTGATTTCCAGAAGACACGGATAGGTCATTGCCACTAACTGTTAATGACGATGTGTCACCTCTCATAAGCAAAACGCTACTAAGATATCTTGGTTGCTCGTGTTTAGCAATTCTTGCTGGGTTGTTTACATTTTCAAAAAGTGCATTTTCAGATGTGGTAAAAAACGCATCATCTGCTACAGTGATGTTGTTGTTTGAATCAGTTATGACTCCTGTTCGTTCTGGAACATCTGTTGTTGCTCCAGCAGATGTGTGGTATTGCCAACTCTCTCCAAAGTTAAACAAAGACAATGCCTTGCTATCAGAACCAGTTGCTGTTGGATTTGCTATTGATGGATAGAGACCTATCTCTGTAATTCCGTATCTTTCTGCTGTTGGTAATTCTGCAGTTAGGATTACTTTAGTTACCCCATTTTCAGTAACAATGTTTCTAGAGGTTATAGGTACCCTAATCATTTCAAAATCTAAAGACGTTTTTGAAGAGTAGTCGGAAAAGGCTTGACTAGTTGACAATGGTCTTGCTCCACAGCCAAGGACTAGATGCGAAGCATAGGTGTCTGTTAGTCCAACCAAGTATCGTCCTATAATTTGTTTTCCAGTATTTGTAATCATATTTTCCTTCTATACAATTGTATCACAGCATCCCCCAAGCAAAGACTGCTCTAGGAGTATGTACTTCCACCTTTATTTGTGTCTGAACTACTGTTGGTGCAGGTGCAGAAATTGTGGAATTTCCAGTAACTTTGCTAATTTCTACCTTGGTGTCCTCAACTGTTTTTGGAAAATTGGAGGATATGCTATTGTTAGTTTCTTGCATTTTAATTAGTTGCATTGGGTTTACCTCATTTACAACAATTACGGAATCAAGAATGTTTTTGTTTAGGCTTAAAGAGTTATTGGACATATTAAAGTTTCTTGAGATTTCTAAAATTTCTGTGCCAGTCAAAGACATAAACGCAAGTCTTTCTTCGATGCTAAGGTCTGCTTTAGTTTCCTGCACCTTTTCTACAAAGTTACTTGTCTCGGATGGTTTTACTAAATCTTTTGTTGTCCCACCATTGTTTGTTGTGCCACCATCTTTTTTTGGTATAAATGGAATTGCTGCTCTACCTAATCCACGAGTACTTGGTCTAGTTGGTTGTGGCTTTGGCTTTGGTGGTGGAACATATGGTGGACGACCTCCCATTATAGCACCTCACTTAAGTATAGCACTGTAGATGGTCCATCTGTTTGTCTTTCATACTCTGACGCATAAACAACAAAGTTATTTCCGCTTACAGTGTTTGGCAATGTCTTTGCTGTATCGTATGAAAACGAAACAATGTCTCCCAATTGAATAATTGGCATACCAAACATCCTGACACCAACTGCTTTTCTAGGTTTTGAAACTCTATTAATAATAAAGTTCATCAGACTTTGTGCCAAGTCTGCATTTTGAATATACGGAGAATCTATAACAAAAGACTTTGTTCCGTAAAGCAATCTATTATTTTTTATGTCCGTATATCTGTTTTTGTATTCTACAGGATTATAATTTACTTGATTTGTGTAATTGCTCTTATCTGTTAAAAATTCATCAACCGTCAGGTCTTTTGCCGCTTCTTGTGTAAACGTTACTCCTGTAATACTTACATTATCTAAATAATCTTTGTTTGCCCCCAGGTCAAGAACAAAATCGGTTGTATTAAAAATTAAAAATTCTGCACGGTATGGAGTAGAGTTATATCCAGCGATTACATAACCACCCAACGATGCTGAAACAGGGGACATCAAAGATGTCAATGCTGGGTATGCTTTATCAAACTTGACATTGAAATAAGCACACTCTCTCATAATAGAGCCAAACTCTTCGTAAAAAATTTCAGTTTCTGGAATACTGGACGATGAAAGTTTAGATAAGAACCCAGTTTGAACAAGAGGGCTAAGAGAATATTTGCTTGCAGAAAGTCCAGAAACCTTTGCGTCATCAAAAACCTTAACGCTGTTAGGGAAAGAGCCAATTCTATAGGCAACCTTTTCTTTTTCTTTGTCTGTTAGTTTAGGGTCAATTCTAATTGTCATTTCATTTTTTGTTAAGAATCTTCTCATTGCATAAGTGTTTTCAAACATTGCTTGAGAAGAGCCACGAACAAAAAGAGATATGCTTTCAGAAACACCAGAGTTTATTGGAGACGAATCTTCAACTATTTTGATTTGCTCGTTATCTAAATACAAAGAGAAAATCCAACTTGAATTGCTATTCTTGCTTACACTAACTCCAATGTCATATACCGAGTCTGTTTCTTGTGTTTTTAAAATCTTTGCAGAAAACTTTCCAGTATCTACTAAAATATTTCTAAATTCTTGATGAAGAACTGTTGGAACTAAAATGTCATCATCGTTTAGTTCTAGTTTGTAGAAAAACAAAGTATTGATTTTTGAATTAGTTTCAAGTACTTTTGGATTGGTATAGTCTAGTGCAACTATTTCATAGTAGTATCCTTCTCCATCGTTGTTGGTCATTATTGCCATACCGCCAGACTTGCCAACTATTTTGCTTGGACCAGGAATGATGGTTCCATCATCATTATTAAATTTTATCTTATCGCTGAATTCGTAAGCATCGTAGGCAGAGCCAAGAGCAACATAGGCTGGGTTTTCTGTTTGGTCTCCAAAAAATCTAAGTCTTGCACCATAGGTGTCGTAGTTAATATTGGCTGCTAAAGTTTTCTTTACATATCCAATACAACCCATAGCACTAGTGTTTTCTGAAAAAGTTGGTCCTTCTAAAATCAAGCCAGAAGACTGAATAGAATCTATATAAGTTGTTGTCTTACTTCTTGAACTATACGCCTGTCTGCCTAAAAAATTCTTGATTTTTGTTTTTGTAGTTATTGAATTATTGGCAATACCTGCTTTATTGCTATTAATTGTTGAAGATGTATTCTTGCCTTGAAATATTTGATGATACTGTGTTGGCAGTGACGCTCTCTTTGTTTCCCACCACTGTGTTGTTGTTCCATCGTCAACTTGATGTTCCGCAATTGTTGTTCCAAATTGTCCACGACCATGCTTTGATACAGGACCAACCTTAAGTTTTCCATCATTTTCATAAAATGGTTCTGCATATATTCTAACATTGCCAGTCTTATACATCTTATCACCTTTGTTAATTTGTGAAAAAAAGTACTGATACTCTTCATTGCTTGTTACCCAAACGGTATTAGTGGAGTCAGCAGAACCATAACTATATTCAATCGCATCATACTTTATAATCTCACCATTTGAATAAAAGTATCCACCAAATCTTCCCATCCAATAAACGCCATCTCCAAAATTAATAACATTATTTATTATTACTGGCTCTGGTGTTCTTGCCACAACTTCTGGAACCTGAACTTTAAGAGTTTTTGCAAGAGGAATTGCTGTCAGTGGGTATGCTGTTTGAGTATCGTCTTGCTCATTTCTAGATTGAGTATTTTTTTCGCTTGCCTCTAACGACCAAAGAACAGACCTTTGATATTCAAAAACTTGATTCTTGTCTAATTGAGAAAGAGTTTGCAAATCGTTAGGCTGCTTTTGAATATATCTGTTGTAGTAAACTATCTTTCCATCATTATAAATATCATTAGACTCTGAGTTAATTTCTAGAATGTTTGCTTTTCTTGGACCGTCATCAAAACCATATAAACTTATACTCTTATCTCTTATAGCGGTTGATTGTGGAACAAGATATTCTTTGCTCATAATTACAAAGTTATTCATTTCATCAAAGAACATTGTTGATTGTGTTGCTATGGCTAAATCCTGCAACACCTGCATTACGTTTTTATCTGGTGGAACCATGAAGAATGGAATTACTGCATCCGATTTGCCTCCTCTTAAAAATTGATAGTTTGAAAAACCTATAGAGTCTAGCAAAGTTGCAACAATAAAACTAACAGATGCATTTCTTAACAATATTTCTGGTGCTAAAAATGACTCGAAATAAAAGGTTAGGTCTCTAAGAGATATGGAAACATCCCTAGTTCCATCGCTATACTGTGGAAAGCCATCGGAATACATTGTCTTTACTGGAACATAAAAGTCTCTATATGTTGGGTTTGCTTTCATTGCAGTACCAACTTTAGTTATGCTTCCAGGATTGCTTCCGATGTTTAAAACAAGAGTAGATGTAGTAGCATTTGTTCCTGTTTGTGCAGTCCAGGTGCCATTATAGCCATTTGGAGTTACCCCAGAAACAATGACAGAATCCCCCTGAACCATTCCATGATTTCCCTCAGTTGTTATTGTAATGTTTGTGGTTCCAGTAGGCTGCGGAGTCTTGGATAAAATGGCAAACTCTTTTGGAACATTTGAAACAATTTCATAAAACCTAATTTGCAAACTTTTGTTAATTAGTGTTATTGCAGAAGTTATGTTTAATAAACTATTTAAATTATTTTTATTAAAGACTTCATTGCTATCAAATATGGATATGTCTCCAGTAGATGCTAACAACTGTCCAACTGGCAAACTACTAACTCCTATATCAGAAGCAAACTTCTTTAATGAAAAAGACGAAACACTGTCTGTTATGTCTGCCTCCAGTCTAGGAGACAACTCGATAAGGTCAAAAACTGTGTTTGTGTTGAGCATAGACGTAACCAAAATTCTAAGTCCACGAATATATTCAAACTCTCTGTAGAATGTTACAGTGCTTTCTACAAAACTTGGTGCAATCGTTTTGTCTAACTCTGTTACAAATGATTGTGAGTTTGTGACTGACTCTTCGCTTTTATACCATCCATATGTTGGAACAAAAGATACATAATTGCTCAGTGGTGTTTCGGATACAGTTCCATTGTATATGTAAAAAGTACCCTTATCTGTATTGCTCGACTTCACGAGGTATGCCTGACCTTTTCTTTTTGGGTCTTGTATCAGTGGCAAGGCTGCAGTAGATGATACAGTGCCAATTACATTAAAACTATCCTTATAGGTTACTAACACTTCTGTATTTGTGAGTCCATAAGATAACTGAAAATATCCGTCTTCGGTAAACACATCGTTAGTGGTGGTATACATATCTGTCCATTGTGTTCCATCATACTTTTGCACCTTCCAAATAAGCGGAGTAGATTTATAGTTTGGAGTTGAACCAGAAAAAAATGGGTCACTGTTTGCTATTGGTAGTGACTGATTGCTACTAACATTTGTTTGAACTTTAATAACAACTTTGTTGGTAGGAACTAGATTTTTGTATACTACAAAAGGTGCTGTGTCGTGAATCACGGTAGGAGCATTAAAGTATGTTCCAGATATTCCGTATTCAACACCATTCTGTGTTCTATATGATGACCAATACTTGAACCTGTCATCTTTGCTTCCTGCATAATATCTTGGATTTAAAAAGGTAGTTCCAAAATTGCCAACTGGCAATATCTTTTTGCCCTTTCCAAAAAATCTAAGTTTGTTAATTCCAGAGCGAGGTCTAAACCTATTAAAACAATCCTCCAAAGACATTAATGATTTTTGTCTTTCTCTAGAGTTTCTAAAAGTTACTGGAGTTGCACCTTCATCTGTATATCCTCCATCAACAACAACATCATAGTCTGTGTACCCATACCACTGATTTGTGCTTTCTGTAGTTTCGTTTTCATTAGGATTCCATGCAGTTGATGCAGTGTTAGCATTAAAATTAGCACTCATTGGTCTATTCTTATAGTTACCAATTGCCTGAATTGTTTCAGAACTGTTTAGGTTCCACTCTGCAATTATTTTGCTTTTTGTTGCAACTGTTGAAGAAGTTTGTAAGTGATTAGTTAAACTTATGTCTGAATACATTATGCCTCTTCCAGTGTAATAGAAATATTCCATAGGTCATGGTTTGTTCTACCACGCTTATCTACACTGTATGTAAAGTCTGTAATGTACATTTCTAGTACCTCGCTATATTCTGCTAAACGTCCGTACGCTGCATTGTCTTTGCCAAACTCTGTGTACTTATCATAAGATAAAAAGACGTAAAAGGTTCCGTTGTGAGTCTCGTACCAATCTAAAAGTTCTACACCACCTGCACCACCGTCTATAGTATACTGGTCATTAGCACTGTCTGGTTTTCCTGTGGATGCATTGAAGTTTGGGTCTGAGCCAAAGGCTCTGGATGGTAAGTTTTCCCAAGAAATAGTTAAAGTTCTTTTATCAGCAATAAAGTATGAACGCATACGACCATTCACCATACGCTGACGGTTTTCGATTCTTTGCACTCCAAAATCTAGTGGACCCCTGTTGTGGTCAGAAACAATTATAAAGTCTTGGCTAGAGTTTGTAGAATCTCCGAACTCATTGTTATCTGGAATAAATCTTCCATTAACTACGCTTCCAGGATTATTTGAAAAGAGTAGGGCTTGCGGTCTGTGATACTTTTTCCTGCCAGAAATATACGCTGAACTAGCCATTAAATTCCACTTCCTCTTACTCGGTGATTGTCGACTTTTCTAATTTGTGACATAACTGCTCTTGCAATTTGGTTAGGGTCGGAGTCAGTAGCAACGTTTACATTCACACTATAATTATACACGGAATCGCCAATCGCTGTGCTAGTTGAGCCACCAACAAGTCCACCCTCTGCATATCTATTAATCTTATTAAGAGTAGAAGTTCCAATTCTATCTACCGCTGATTTTTTGATTACAAATTCTCCTGGGGTAAGCATAGCAGGAACTGTGTCTGTTCCCATAGCATATCCGCCATTAGCAAACTGTCTAGGGGCTGGCTCTGCAATAGGAACCATTCCACCCATAGCATATTTACGAACCATACCACCCTTAGCAAACTTAGATAGCAAAACTTCCAATATTCTTTGGTCTCCATTTTGGCTTATTCCAACTATCTTTCCTTTTAGTCCAGGTGGCAGAAGTCCTTCGGACTGGAACGGATACTCGTCTGCTTTTTTGCCAAAAGCACTCTTAAGATAGTTTTGATTATATACTTTATGATTCATAATTCCTGGAATATCTTCTCCAGCAACAAATTTTATAATTGTGTTTACACCAATTTCTCTGTTGCCTGTGTTAAGTTTTCCAGCGGCAGTCATGCCAATTGCTTGAAGTTCTGATTGCCCTGCTATTGATGTAAATCTTTTTCCAAGGTCAATTATGTCACCAACATTTTTTGTTGCCAGTTCTTCATTTTGTCTAATAGTTGGAACACGGAACATTTGATTGCCCTTGGCAATTGTAGACTTGCCAACAATGCTGGCTAAAGCGTCTCCCCTTTGAATTTGTGCAAGTGGAGAGTTTTGGATAAATGCAACAACAGCATCCATCTCTGCTTTTGTTGGTGCTTTTGAAAATCCAAAAGGCAATGACGCACCCTGCATTGGACCAGAAATAGGGGAGAAGGGGGTTCCTGCAGGTTTTTTAGGACCACGACTAGGCAGTGGATAGTTTGCCATACTACCCTCATGCGTCTTGCCACCCTTGTTTATAAAGTCATCGAAGGCATTTTTGCCTATCTTGATGCCCTCGTTTTCTGTAATCTTTATGCCTTTAATTCCCATTGATTTAAACAGTGCTTCAAGTGCAGCCTTGCGTTCTGCTAAATCTGCTGCAATTTTTTCTGGGTGTGGTCCAAACTTATCTGTAGGATTAAGCATAATTGACTCTATATCTTTAAGTTTAAATCCACCAGGAAGGTGTGCCTCAATATATGGGAATGCTGTAGGAGTTCTAATTCCAGGAACATCTGTATTCATCATTTTTTGGGTAGACTCAAGTCTTCCAGATAGTGCTGGGAATGTTGAGGATAGTCCCGAAAGTTTGTCTACTCTTGGAATTTTCTTTCCAAGTCTAATCGCTTGGTCCCAAATTGAAAGACTGTCTCCCATACTGACAGTTGCTCGTCTTAAAGCCTTTGGTTTTAGTTTTATTGTGTTTCTACCATAGCGACCAAGATATCTGCTCTGTGGGTTTATGAGTCGATTGAATATATCTATCTGTTCTTGTTGCTTGCTTCTTGGACCCATACCGCCCATAATAGAGTTATAGTATGATGGAACATCTTCTTTTGTTGTTAAGAATCCGTATGCTGGTGTCTTGCTTGCCGCAGCATTAGCAGGAATACCCATCATATTTTTTTCTACTGCTATTCTGTTCATTAGGCTATCTGATGTAGAACTTCTAACGCCAGTTCTCATATTGCCATAAAAATTATCTTTAACCATGCTATGCAAAGCAGCGTCAGAAAGATTGAAGCCTAGTCTTGGTGCTAATTTTCCGACCTTGGAAACGTCTACTCCTGTAGATGATGCTGCTGCCTTTAACGCATTCTTACCGCCACGAATACCTAAACCTGTTTTAATAAAGTCTCCTGCTGCTCCAAGACCCTTACCAATCATTCCAAGTGCCTTTGGAATCCACATAGCACCAAAACCAAAGGCAGTATTCAGGAGTCCTCCACCAACATCACCCTTACCGAACGAAGTGCCAGCGTCACCAAACGCTAGTCCAGAACCGATACCTGGCATAAAGTATCCAGCGGTCTTTCCAGCATCAACAATTTCCTTGCTTCCTGGTTGAGACATAGCCCAGTATTGCTTTCTAGTTTGGTAGTCATTAAACTTTTTAAAATCTCCTTGATTCCATGGAGCAGATGGGTCTTTCAAGTCCCAAGACTTTGCTTTTCCACCATCTTTGTACTTTCGAACCATACCTCCAGCAGCAAAGCCAATTCTATCTGCTTGGTTTAATTTATCAAGGGTATCGACACCAATAGTCTTTACAGCATTTGCTCTAATAACATATTCTCCATTAGAAAGCATTGCTGGAATGCTGTCGCTAGTTCCGCTACCTGGACCTGTAACCTGCCCACCAATATTGTATGGTTTAAATGATGGATAGATTCCATTCTTTCCTGGTTTTGCATCTCTATGTCTAGAGAAGTAACTAGCCATTCTTGAAGTATAATCCATTGGGTCTTTATACCACTCTGTGTATGGTTTTTTGTTCCAAGGTTGGTTGTCGCTAATTGCGTTTATTGGTTTTCCATCTGGACCAGTTGGACTAACGGTCTGAACCCTCATTCCTGTTTTTGGGTCAGTAACTCTAAGTGGGGCAACGTCAGACGTAACTCCTGTGGATGCTGCTTCTGGAAGAACAACCTTTATTTCAATAGATTCAATTTTAGTTTGAAGCGTTTCTATAGATGCTTGTAGTGAACCTATGCTATCTGCTATAGCATCTTTTTGAGCAGAAACACCTTTAAGTTCTAAGTTCTTTGCTTCATCCAAACCAGTTTTCTGTTGGTCTAATGCGTTTTGGATATCTGTATTTTGAATATCTATTGCAGCACGAGCAGCAGCACCAATATCTCCCTTATTTAAGGCTTCTGCCAAGGACAATTGTCCCTGTTGAGACTTAGTTAACTGGTCATTAAGTTTCTTAATCTTATCAAGTTGGGTGATACGCTTATCATACTTATCATTAATTTTTTGTTCTACCTTTGAAAGGTCTGCTGTTGAAGACTGCAAATTTTTTATTTGTTTTTGATTTTTTACCTGTTGGTCGCCATATCTTTGTGCAAGTCTTATTGCAGCATTCAATTTTTTATTTTGTTCTCCTTGAACAAGAGTGCTAGATGTAGGCTCCAAATTACTATAAACTTGGTTTGGTAAATTTAATCCAAGTGAGACTGCTTTAGTAATATTTGACAAACTTGAAAGATTGGTTATTTTACTTGCTAATGCCGCCATTTCAGGATTTAATTTCTTTAATACATCAAGCATTCCTTGGACACCAAGTCCAGGTTGAGATTTTTCTAATGCATTAAACTGTCTAATAATAACATCATAATTAAGACTGAACTCTGTTCCTGTAATTATTCCATTTTGGAATTGACCAGAAAGACCAGATATTAGAGAGGATATTTGAGAAACTGATGCTTCTGTTTTTGCTACCTGTTCGGCATTAAAGATACCTGTAAATGGAGAGTTTTCTGTATATGTTTTAAATATTGCTGACATGTCTTTAGACAAACTGTCAACAGTGTTCTTTCCAAATGTCAGTGATTCAAAATCGATAGACACCTTTGTCTTCTTTGCTTCCATAAGCATTGCTTCTACAATTGCTTGAACAGCCTCTTTTTCATACCCCATTCCAGTAAGGTCTGCTCCAAGAGCAGTCATTGCTAATTTAACTTCTTTATCACTTAAATCTTTTAAACCTTGTGCAGATTTTTGGAAATTGTTTTTAAAGTTGTCTGATTCCATAAATTGTGCAGCAATACTTGCTTTTCCAGAACCCTGAGACTCTAATCCACCAGTGACCGCAGCCCTAATTCCAGTTATTTTTCCTTCTGTTCCAAAGAAACTATTTATTCCATCAATCTTTTCTTTTGTAACGTCAAGAGTTTCTGCGAGTGCTTTATAACTATCTGCATTTTTTTTAATAAGTGGTACTGCTACCTGGTCCCACAGTTGCCATGCTGCCAGTGCTGTTCCAATAAATGGCACAAATCTTACTAGACCTCCAACAATCTTTCCAAGAGCACCTTGTATTTGAGGAAACATTCCAGCCATTGCTAATGGCATTGATAGTGCACCAGAGACATCTCCTACTGGACCGCCAAGCATTGAGCCTAGTCCTGCAACCATAGATGCTCCAAACATTCCTCCCTGGAACTTTCCTTGGCTCATTCCAGAAATACCACTGCTAACTCTGTTTCCAGCATTGCTTAACATATTTGATAATCTTCCTCTGCGTCCAGAGGTTGCTGATGTTTGTTTTTGTGCCGAAGGCTTTTCTTCTGGTCCATACAAAGGTGAGTTAACCATGCTTAGTGGAACAAGTTGTCCAGTTACAGAATGTGGTGCCATCTCTTCTTGTCTTACTCGTCTACTACCACGACCTGCGACTCTTCCAGACTGAGACACTCCTTGTGCTGCTGCCTGACCTACTTGTGTACCTGCATTTTTTGCATCGTCTATTTGAGACTGAATACCCTGAATGGCTCCCTTGCCAATGTTTGCTCCTGCATTATGTGCTTCTTTAGATGGAGACCTTTGCTTTGTAGATGCTTTAACACCAGCAACAACGCTTTGTTCTGCCTGTTTTCCAATAGTTATTCCTACAGACTCTAATGCTTTTCTAGCAGCCCCAGATAAGTTTGGAGATTTTGCAAGTTCTTGCCCACTAACATATCTTGGCTCATTATAATGTCCTAATTGATAATTTTCTGCAGACTGTCCAGTCATCCTTGAGTATAAAGATTTTGCTCCACCGCTTAAAGAAACATATCCACGAATTCCAGTAGTTTTTAGGTCATATATTGACTTTCTTGCTCTTTCTAAGAACCTTCCACCTTCACGTCTTGGCATTGTTGGTGCACTTCCATAGAAGTCTTCTTCCAATCCTAGACTTCTTCTTAGTGCCAATCTTTCTGCATTGGATGTGCTTAGTTGCATTGCTTCTTTTTCTATAAACTTTGCTGCAGTTTGTCTAGCCTGTCTCATTCTTTCATTTGTGTCAGAGATGTCTGAGAATGTTGTGTCAAATTCTAACTTAATTTTATCTGCATATCTTGTAAAAGTTTGTTCATATTTTTTGTATATTGGGTCAAATAGTCCTTTATTTACGGATGATTGAGATGGCTTGATGCCTAAAGCCTCTCCGATACGCATAGATGCAAAACTTAAAATTTCTGAACCAGATGCAGGGCTGGACTGTTTTCTCATGTTTTCTCTAGCATTTTGAAGTCTTAGTCCGTACTCTCCATAAGTTGGAATGTCTCCTTCTCTACCCTGTCTGTATCCAGGAATATTTCCTGATACTAATTGATTTACCATTCCTGGGTTTCTTGCTACAGACTTAGCAGGAATAATGGCTTCACCATTAGATACCATCGCTAAAATAGAATCGCTAGTTCCTGTTCCAGGACCTCTAATAATTCCACCAGCAGCATACTTCTTTACAGGTCCTGTGGCTACAGGTCCTCTAGGTGTGATAGGAACACCAAAAGCCCTTTGTGCGGCTACAGAACGCTGGTAGGCTGCTGTTAGCATGTCTACTGCTGCTGCTTCAGATGTGAATGTTTGTTTTAGTTTTGAGTGAACTTGGTCAAGAGATGACGCAATGGCTGCAGCCTGAATTTGTTCGTTAGTCATATAGTTGACTTGTTCACCAAGACTTAGCGAAGACTTGCCAGTTTTATTAAAAATATCTTTCATTAGGGCAAAGCCCTTGATTACGTTTGCAACAGCGTTAGCAATAAGACCAAAAGACATAAGTAATACTGGACCAACCACACCAGCAACAGCAACAACTTTTACGATAAAGCCCTTTACGCCTTCTTCGAGGTTGTTAAAGTTTTTAAGAACGTCTGCTCCAAAGTTAATGATTGGAGTAAGAGCCTTCATAAACTGCTCTCCAACAGGGGCTAGTGCTGCTTGAAAGTCAGCAATTGATTTTTGAAACTTGTATAGTGGAGACTGCTCAATTTTATTTAATTCTCGTTGTGCCAACATAGATAGTTCTAGGCTACTTGCAGATGCTAGTTTTAGTACTTGGGATGCTTGGCTACCCTGCTCAATTACGTTCTTGAACAAAGTTGACATACGAGCAAACTGGAACTTACCGAACAACTGTTCGATTGCCCTTGCTCTGTTAAGTGGGTCTAATGTGTCTAGTGCTTGGGCAAAGTCTACAACTGTTTTCTTTACGTCACCCCTGTTACCTTGAACAATCTCACGAAGGTTGATTCCAAAGCCTTGAAGCATTTTGCTTGCAGTGTTTGTTGGGTTAATCAAAGATGCTAAACCAGACTTTAGTGCGTTAGCACTTTCAGATGCATTAATTCCACCTTCCTTCATCGCTGTTAGGAAGAATGCCAAGTCTTTAACGTCTCCACCAAGTTGCTGGATAACAGGAGCAGCCTTTGGAATTGCAATAGTCATATCTTCAATGCTTAGAACTGTTTGGTTTTCTACAGCGTTCAAGAAGTTGATGTCTTTAGCAAGTTGTCTAGTTGAAACACCAAAAGCATCTGTTAGAGATGTGGTTGTTTTTAGAGCCATCTGTTGGTCTACCCCACCAAGAACAGCAAGTCTTGCAGAAGATGAAACCTGTGCTAAAAGGTCTGCACCCTTTTTACCCATTGCTGCTGCATCTGCAGCCATCTGCATACTGTCCTTAACAGCAACACCATACTTTGTATATTCTAGTGCAAGTCTTTGAATCTCTTTGACCATTTTTTCGGTTTCCATGTTTGTGGTTCCGAGGTCTCCGTATACACGTCTTAATCTAATTCCTGCCTCTTCAATTTCTTTGTAGGACTTCATGGCGGCGGCACCCATAATTGAAAGCGGAATAGTAAAACCAACCATCAACTGACGACCAGCCCACTGAGTGTTCTTACCAAAGTTTAGTAGGTTTGTAGAACCTTGCTTAAGTAGTTGGTTTAAAAGTTGCTGTCTTTGAGCAGCAATCTGTGTTTTTGTTCCAAGGTTATCCATGTCAAGCACGAGTGGTCTAACTCTAATTGCTTGCATTGCACCATTGGCGTCACGACCAAGTTTAATGTATTGGCTTTGTAGGTCTTTTACTCTTTCACGAGCAACTTTGTTTATTGTATCGAACTCAGCCTTAAAGACTTTTCCAAATGTTTTTGATGCTCCTCCAGCGTATCTGAAGTACTCTCCCATCGAGAGTTTATTTTTTTCAAGTGATAGGGAAAACTGTTCTGCAGTTGTTCTGACCTTAGTCATGTTTGCAGTAAATGCACCTGTGGAGTTAATGGAGTTTATGAGGTTTTGCTGTAAGTTTCTAGCATCGGCAGATGTGGCTGCCCCCATTCGGGACATTTGTGTGTGGAAGGCTGAGATTTGATTCTGCAGCAACCTAATGCTGTCCATTGCACTGGCAGTATCAACATTAATTTTAATATTGGACTGTATATCGTCAGCCATCCACAAACACCTCTTTAATTATTTTGTTATTACAGAAGACCACCGATGGCGGTATCCCCTAATTTAATGCCAGATGCTTCTTCCACAATCTTATAAACAGTTGGAAGGTCTAGAAGGTCTTCTAGTGCTTTCAGGTCTGTTGCGATTTCTGGCTTGTACTGCTTTAGTGCGATTTGTACACATTCCATCAACAAGTTCATTGACTTGTCGTTGTCATCTGCAACCTTTGAAATCTCGTCAAACTTCTTCATAAAATCACGAAGCAATGAAATTTTCAATGGTCTAATGGTAACTGTAGTTCCATCAATAAGAGTAATATTCTTCTCTTCATTAATAGTTGTTGTCATTTGTCCTCCTTATAAGGTCATAGATAAATTATAACATAATTAAGCAGTGTCGTTTACCACTTCGTAATCTAGTCCATAGCCTATTCCAAATCCTGCTTGCTGTGCTTTAATGCCTTGTAGGGCAGTTATGTCATTAGGATTGCCATTTCCAATACCGCTTGCTTTAGCCGCTACCCTGGCTTTCATTGCTTCCCAAGGGTCATCTTCTTGCTTTCCAGTTGCATCATCTAGGTCAATTCCTTTTAACGATGCTGTAAACTTTTTATCCTGATAATCCATTTCTCTTTTTTGCTCTAAGATGGACATTAGTTCTGCTAAACATATCGATGATTCTAACTCGTCATAGTTTTTCCAAATACCTAAAAGAAAGGCTTCTGATTCTAGTTTATTTAAATCTAAATCTTCCCAACCAGACTTTGAAGAACTTTCAGATTGCTGTGGCGGTTGCTCGGAAGTGTCCTGCTCATCAGCGTCCATCTTGATACCCCCAGCATGTTCAATAACCTTATACATTGTTTTTAAGTCGAACTGGTCTTCAAACTTTTCTACTGTGTCTACTTCTGGGTAAAACTGTTTCATTGAGATTGTTGCACATTCAGTAAGGATGTCTATGATTTCATCTTCATTTTGGGCTAGTTTTACTAAATCAAACCTATCCATAAACTCTCTCATGTACTTAATTTTTAATGGAGAGACCTCTATGCTTTTTCCATAGACTGTTTTGATATAGGCTATATCATATATTTTTGTAGGCATAGTCTATTATACCAAAAGAAACTGCCCCAGGAATCCCTAGGGCAGTCTCAACGATATTCAGTTATTATTTAGTTTTAGAATGTGCGGTCGATAATTCGTCCGTATGCTCCCAAGTCATCTGGAAGTAGACGGAACTCTACATCGAACATAGTTGCAGAGTCACGCTTTGCAGAAACAGTAACGTTGCTAATCGATACTACACGATAAGCAATGTATACACGCTCTGTTTGGTCTGATAGACCTGCACCTGTTGCACCTGCCACTCCAATACCTGGACCAACAGCCACCAAACTTCTTTCTACTGGATAGTCTCCAAGTTCTCCAGAAGTTAGGTCAATGTACTCGTTAAGACCTGCAGTTGCTCCAGTTGTTGTACCAGTTAGCCATGTTGCAGGAGCAGTTGTGTACAATGGACCAGAGAAACTTGTCTGAGATGTGTACGCATTAGTTGAACCACGCTGACCGATAGCCAATAGAAGGTTTTCTAGTGATGCCTCGGCAAACGATGTTGTTAGAGTTACTGTCATTCCAGACTTAAACAATTTTGCTACGTCTAGAAGTTGGTCTACAACTACGTCTCCAAATGTAGGGTTGAACGAAATGTCAATACCATTGCTGGTATAACCTACGTTAACTACGTTTGCAGAGTTTGTGCAACTTTCCTTATATGAAGTAGCAAGTGCAAATACTGGTTGGTTGGTCAAGTTAGAACTATCCCAAGTCTTATCGTGGTTTGAAACAAACAATGCTGCCGCACCTACGATAATGTTTTGATTTGAACCTCTTTTATATGCCATATTTTTTTCACCATCTTTCGTTTATGAATTAATGGGCTTGTGTTTCCTCTTTACAAGTATAACATGCTTTTAAGGTAGTTCTAGCATGTGGTAGTCATAGTAAATAATTATCTTATTACCAGCATAGGTTCTGGCTGTACCGAAGTCAATAACGTCTCTGGTTTCCTGTAACTGAAATAGTTTAAATCCGTGAAAAATAAAGTTTGGCTCTATGACTACTCCGTCTACTGTTATAGAGCCTTTTTGTCTACACCAATCGTTAATCTCTTCTGCTGTTTCGTCTTCACGGTCCATAAGTCTTAGGGTTTGCTCTGTTATCTTTACCATGTTTAGAACCGAGTTTTCTGCAGTAGCATAGAAGTAGTACAGCAGTTGTTCACACTTAATGTGAGGGAATGCTCTTTTTCTCATCCTAATCATTCTGTCGTATGTAGCCATTACCCCACTCGATGGAAAAGACTCTGTAAGGTTGTTAATTGTAGATGGAACAGATGGAAAGAATGGCATTGTCTCAAAGCCTAGGTCTTCTAGTTTTTCCTGAAGATATGCGTTTATCCATAATACTGGGGTATTTAAAATTGATGTTTTAGACATTTAAGTCACCTGCCTTCGTAATCCAATTATACCCTACTTCTACTCCTCTTGCTTTGCCTCCAGATTTGCCAGACTTAAAGTTGTCTTTATATGCTTTAGCGTTACTCAAAGACTTGGTTATTCCAGTCATATCAAGAACAGATTGCTTAAAGTGTTGTTTAAAGAACAAATCAAAGATTCTTTCAAACGAACCTACGACCTGACTTCCACCTGGATTTTGTACTGTAATTGGATTTGGGGTAAACACCTGCTCTCCATCTATATTAAAACTAAGCACCTTTGCTCTTACTGGCTTAATGGTTATTGAAAGACCTCTTTCCATAACTTCTGCTTTATTGTAGAATGGTGTTGTTGAGTTTCTGCTAAGGCTTCTAGATTGTGAAAAGGTTCCATTAAAAGATATTCCACCATCTCTTGCTGTATACTCTACATCAAATAGTCTTGCGTTTGGGCTACCCTCCTGATACCATTCATATATGTGGTGATACATTTCCTGGTCTACCCTGGCATTTTGGTCAACGAACTCTTTAAATATTTCTATGGCATTTCTAGCAATGCTTTCTGCTAGTTTCTCTTTGCCAAGTTCTGCACCTAATAAAAATCCTTCGGAATATTTTACGATATTCGAAAGGTCTTTAAACATAATCCTGTCGTCAAACTTTACAGATATCACAGGTCAGCCGCCTGGTTTTCTGAACGAGTTATAACTAACTTGTAATACTCTGTCTTACCAAAAGGACCAACTATCGGGTTTGATGTTGATATTTCAAATATTGTTGGCTGACCTTTTCTAGGTCCAGAATACTCATTATAAATATAGTTTCCAGAAGTATCTCTAATATTTGTAATGACTACGTTTGTAATCGAATACAATTCATTACCGTTAGACTCAGATATGTCGTTTCTTGCTCTTCCAACATAAGAGTTGTCTATTGTTATGTTCGGATGAATCTTAACATCTTCTTTAAACTTTCTTCCTGCTGGATTAAAATAACATGCAATTGTTCTGTCTAGAATCCATTGTTTTTCCATATTGCCATATGGACCAGTAGTTACGATTGGATAATATATGTCAGCAAGTAGTGGATAAACAAGGTCTGTAGTTTCGCATATCATTATAATATTGATGGCTTGAACGTGCTGCCCTTATAGTTGTTAAGAATCTTATCAACTAGCATGTTGCCAGTTCCCTCCAAAAATTGTGGGGCAAACTTAATATCAAATTGGTCTGTGCTGTACTGTGTAACAAATCTTTTGTAGTAATCGTTTGAGCCACATTTTAATTCTTCAACGAGTATCTTTGCAGCCTTTTCTACATCTGTTGGAATTGTCTTGTATCCTGCATCTAAAACAAAAGTAAAGTCGCTTCCTTCTGCAAATGCAACATAACCGTTTTTCTGTCCAGCATGTATTGCTAGGTCTCCAGAAGCCGATGGAAGCCTTAGTGGAGTAGACTCATACCTGTTATATATTCCAGTTGGCTGTACTCTGGCAATGGCAGAGTTATCAAGAAGTGTTTTGTATTCATATTCCCAAATTCTAAGAACACTACCTGCTGTTGTGATGTTTCCAGTTGTTGAGTTTGCAAAACTAAAAGATGTTTCTGTTGGAACTGCTGTAACAACAAATATTCCATTATATCCTGTTGGAACAACTGTAGAGATTGTAACTACGTTTCCAACCTCGTACCCATGAGCAGTAGCGGTTGTCAGGGTTACGGTTCCAGATGATATTGTTGGAGTCTGCGTTGCAAGGGTTATAGCAACATCTTCTCCATTATAAATAAGAACATTGTTTTCATATACTTTCAATACCTTATTGACATTGTGCCAGATTGGAAAATAGTCCCCACCCTGACCTTCTTTTACAATAACAAGTTTATGGTTATAGAAATCGCTTTTATCCAGATAATTATCCATAATAGACCTAGCAATTATTTCCCAACTCTTATACTCGGCAATTTCATCTGCTGTGGTTGCTAAAGTATTTGGATTAACATATGGTCTATAAACTGTTAAATTCTCATCTACAACAATTTCTCCAGCAGAATCCTTTACCTGAAACAAAAAGTCTCTATCAAACTGAACTTTGCTTCTTGGCAAAATATAGGATATTTGCTTATTTGCATCTGATGTAAGCGTGGATGTTTCGGATGAGTGGTCCACCAAATCCTGCACATAAACAGAATATGCAGTATTTGCTGCTGGCACATCCCACTTAGTTGTAATTGGATATGGTGGAACTCTCAATACTTCCATTTAGCCAAACGCCTCCGCAAGTTCTTCTGGCTCTACTAGGCGAACACCTTTTTGGGCTAACCAAAAAGTTGCAAGTCTGTTTCCTACAATGTTGTATCCAACATTCAGATTTCCATAGCCATCTGCATATAGATTTCTGTTAGAGAATATTGCAACCTTGTTTAGTGGAATTGTTTGTGTTTCTGATGATACATTTTGAACAACATTATCTCCTGTTGTAGTTGAACCAATAACACCATTACTGTTATATCCTAGCGTTGGAACACTTTTAGTTGTTTTCGGGGTTGTTTCTTTATTTTCAGCCATGATAAATCCTCCTTAGATTTATTTCAATTATACCAGATAAATGTAGAAAGGGGGTAGAGAAATTAATCCCTACCCCCATTCAAGGGTAACACTATTACAGACTAGAATGTGTCTGTGGTTGTGTCTGCGAATGCAACTGCATCCAACTCTTCCCATGCGATTCCAAAGCGAACGAATACTGTATATTCTACAGTGTCCTTCTTTGGTACATAGAAACGGTTTACAGTGATATCTCTCTGGAAGCCCCAAATACGGTTCTGTGGGAACGTTAGGTCAACGAATCCTGCAGGGTAGTAAGGAACTTCTAGAACTGGAACACCTAGAACACGAGTTTGACGTGCTCCACCGAAAGTCTGGTTTGCACCACCAATGAATGTGTTACGAGTGTTCTCGGTAGAACCGATTGTGTCGTAAACAGTAGCATTGTTCTTAACGATGTTAGCAAATGTGTCTGTACCAGCATAGAACTTTAGACCGTTAGTGATAGCACGGTATCTACGAGGCATAGCCAAGATAAGTGCTTGCATTCTTTCAGTTGTCCAATCAGTGAACGCTACGTTAGACCCAACTAGTGTTGAGTTGATAACTTCGTGTGCACCTCCAAGGTTAGTTGCTCCATTTGTGTTTGGTGTAGTCTTCTCCAAGTTAATGAATCCGTTCATAATGCTTAGGAACGAACCTGTTGAACCGTCACCGTTAATGGCTAGGTCTTCGATGTCGTTACCGAAAGCATTAGTCATAAGACGAACTAGGTGGTCCTCTAGAGCGGCACCCTCGATGTTATCTTCGAGTGTCTCTGCAGAAACTTCCCAGTCTAGACGAATCTTCTTGGTTGTTAGTTCTACCTTTGAGAAAGTAGCACCAGTGTTAGTGTATGTTGAAACACCCTGGCTTGCAGCACGAATAACACGGTCTCCCACGTTAATCTTCTCCAACTCCATTGTATTTGCTCTCATTGTAACTCTGCGTCCGTCCTGTGCAAGTGTGGTTGCGTCCCAAACATAGTCGATGAAACGACGTGCCTGTTCAGGGCGTAGGATACCAGTACCTGGATAGTTTGGACTTGCAGTGCTAGATGGGTTTACACCATTTGCACCTGTTGTTACACCAAAGTTAGCAGTTGGAGAGTTTCCTAGGAAAGTTCCATTCTCTGAGAATGAACCTGTACCGTTAGAAACGCTATCGGCTGTACCGAAAGCACCTTCTGCGTTTGGATAACCAGCACCTGTTGCTGCTGGCATGTTTTTGATAATTTCTTCTGACATTTTATTTTTCACCTCCTAGTGAATTTATTTTAGTAAATCGGATGTTGTGAGGAAACTTCCGCCCCATACTGATTTTTCCACCAGTACTGGTTCCTGAACGACCTCACCGAGGTCGCCAGACTTGCGGAAAGCGGTGTCTGCTTCAACAGCATCGATACGCTTTCCAAGATTTGTGAAATCTGACTCTGCATCTGCAACTGCTGCAGATACGAAACCAAGTGATTTCTTTAGTTCAGCAACTTCATTAACTAGTGATGCATTTGCATCTGCTAGTGACTTGATGATTGCTGTAATGTCGCTAAAGGCTGTTGTAACTGTTGTGCCTAGTTCTGAAACTGCCTTGGCAATTTCTTCCTCTGGAACTGGGACAACTTCTTCTACAACTTCTTCTACATGTGCTGGTTCTGCTACTGGAGCGTCTTCAACAACTTCTTCTGTAGCAGGAGCGTCAACTACAACTTCTGCCTCTGGAGCGACATCTACTGATTCAACGTTTACGTTTTCATCGGTCATGTTATCATTCTCCTTTTTAATAATCTTAGAAGTATTAATGCCTTTAGCACTATCAACTAAGAACTTTATCATGTCAAGTTTGTCAGCATCTGACTTCTCAACAAAACCTATGTTTTGCATCTGTGCTCCAGTAACTGGACTTGATGCTGTTTCTTCTTCTGAGATTGTTACCAATCCAGATTCTTTGTCCCAGAAAACATTTTCTAGAACTGTTTCTGTGCCATCGCCTGTAATGGTGTCAACACCATCTACCTTTTCAACAGACAGAATGTTTGCAAATTGGTTTGCAGGACTGTCAACTAGGGATAACTCAACCAAGTCATAGTCCTTAATAATTCTAATAGCGGAATCGCTCTTTTCGTCATAGCCATCGTCCCAATTGTTCATCTTCCCACCAATTGAAAAACCTGTATATGTTCCGTCAATAACCTTTTCCCATGCATCCTGAGCACCCTTTGAGATGTATGCTGATACATAAATACCCTGATAGAACTTCTTTGTCTCTGGGTCAAAATATTTGTCCTCTTTGAATGCTACCATTTTGCCTACTGCTTTTGGTTGATGCATCTCACGAATGTTACCACGGAATTTTGAGAAGGCTGAAAGAGATGCTTCTGGTGTAACGATATCGTTCTGCTTGTCGATGTTATCAAGCGTGGCAAAACCAGATACGATTCTGCGTTCTGCGTCTACCTTTGTGAGAGGCATAGAGATACGGACATTATTTCCGTCAATGTCAAAATGTGCTTTTTGAATACTCATAGTATTAATTATAGCCCCTTTTTGTGAAAGTGTTATACAAATGTTATTATACCACTTTTTAAGAGGAGCGTCTCCCTTCGCCTTGAGCATTTCTACCTGCAGTTGTTGCTGTATTATCAGCCTGTGCCTGTTGGCGTTGAGCATCACGTTCTCTGTTCCCTGCATTATTTGCATTTGCATCTGCTGCTTGGCGAGCAGTAGGCTGAATCATAGAATCACTTTCAGAACGTTCTGGCAGGTTAAGAAGTTCACGAGCCTCGTTAGGAACCATAATCTGGTTCTTAACATAGTTGGTAAGAATCTGTGACTGAGCCAATTCATCAGTAAGTGTAAGTTCGTTAAACTTAAATTCTAGGACATCTGTCTTTTCACGAATAATCTTATTTAGAATCTTCTCAAGGTTACGCTGGGCTGGTCTTGCAACCTGCTCCTTGAATGTTCTGTCTTGTGCTAGTGAGTCAGCGATTGATGAAGAACTGCTACCACCAAGTTTTGAAAGAGGCACCTGATGAGCAACAAGAATGTCGTCACGGTTCTGGTCACGATACTTCGAGAATGAGCCTTCTTGAATACCGTTCTCGATTGGCTCCATCTTGAATTCTACCTTGTTAGAATCTGAGTCTCCTGGCAATGGGATATAAAGAGTTCTGTGTGACTGCCCCTTTAGACCAGTCTGCAAGAAACGGAATAGTTTATCTTCTGCTTCCTGTGTAAGTTGAGCACCCTTAAGGGTTACGATGTAACGTGGCACAGCCTTGTTATTGAAGTAGTCAATGTTGTATTGTGATGCCAGCATGTCTCCAAGTAGGGATGGCATAGCAGCCATAATGTCTGGAACACCATAGAAAGTGTTTAGTGGAGAGTATTCCTTTATGTGGATAATCTCGTTTGGTCTTGGGTCTTCGGTAATGTAGTTTACGTTCTTTGCACCGAAGTTACGGAAGTAAACAACCTTGTTTGAAATGATTTGAACATAGCCATCACGCAATCTGCGAACACGCATTGTTGAAGCAGGAATGTGACCGATGTAGCCAATGTCTCCGCTGGTTGTTCTTCCAACTTCGATGTATCCGTTACCCATTGCGTGAACGTCAGTGAATACCTTTTCTAGAACTGAAGAAAAAGACTCGTCCTGATTCAATCCTTCTACCCAGTCCCTAAGTTGAACTTTGAGTCTTTCAATCCTGTTTCTGGCACGAGCCATTTGGTCTGCTGATGCAGCCTCTAACTTAAGGTTTGTTTTGTCCGATACGATAAAGTCGTAACCAAGACCAACTGTGTTTTCTACTTTAGCATCAATGGCAGCGTGGTTGGCAAAAGATGTGTCATAGTAGTTTGCAAGTTCGTAAAGATTATATGGTGGGGTAATTACGTCAAAGAGTGAGTATGCGTTACGAAAGACTATTCCAGGATTAATGGCATTTGAGCGAGCACCATTAGCACCCATCTGGATTGCACCAGCAGACTCTAGATAGGCATCGTCTCCAATTACCTTAGACATTCTAGAACTTCTACGCTTAAAGTTGGTTTGCATACCAGAAAGACCCTTTAGTTCTTCCCAGGACTTTGTGAATGGGTCCATAGATGCAAATTCGTTTACAGCCTCTTGAGCCTCGTCTAGTCTTGCAGGAGTATTAGCGTATTCATAATAACTCATTAATCGTCACTTCCAAATTGGTCAAAGGTTTTCTTTGCGTCAACCAGTGCACCTAGGTCTGTTTCTGATGGGATATATCCTTGAGCCATGCGGTCAATCTGTTCGCTATACTCTTCATCAGATACCTTGCGAACATTCGCATAAAACAAAGGCTGACCATCTGGGAATCCTAGCCATCTTGCTTCATTGCGAAGCAGTGTAATTCTAGACTCATCGCCCTTCATTGAGTCAATGCTAAGGGCATTTCCGTGGTCATCTGTCAAAACTTTGCCAGAACGCAACTGCCACACATAGATTCCATAGTCTGAAAAAGGCTCTTCTACGACAGAAACTTTTGTTTTGCCAATTTGGTTGGGCATGACTTGACCAATATCTTTTGTAGTATCTATATTCATAACCACTAGTATACCACATTACTTAACATCTAGTGTAAAAGTGTCCGTCTGTACATCCATATAGGCTGAATACTCGTAGTCATTTAGTTGCATAATCTTGCTATCGTTTTCAATATCTATAACAATTTTATTTCTTCCTGTAAATTGGTCATAAATACTATCTGGGCTGCTTCCATAAAGAGCGTAGTAGTTTGGGATTGTTGCATATTGCCAAGTTCCAGCAACAGTTCCAGCAACATTTATTGGGTTGGTTACTGCGTTAGAGTTTTCATAAGTAAAGGATGTGTTTGAGTCACGTCTGGATATCTTTAAAGCCGCTCCACCAAAGCCTTCTCCATAACTGGATGGCTGGATTCCATAAAAAGTTAAAGTTTCTCCAACAACAAGGTTATGGTCTCCAGTTGTGTTCAAGGTAATTGAGTTTCCTACTCTTCCAGGGGTTTGAGTTGGCACAGGAATTCTCCAATTATTGTTATCAATTTGAGACCATAGCAATGGAGAGGACTTTTGGTCTACTTCTGTAGGATTTGCATAGTGACAAGAAATATCGTTTACAAGAATGCTTGAACCTAGAAATATTCTGCCCTGACTGTTTGATATATCTAGTGGTTCGACAAAACTAATTCCTAGGACATTCCATTCATGTATCCCTATTACTGGAGTACCAACTTTTCTACCATTTAGATAATATACGATAGGAATTGAAGGGTCTGTTCTTATGCTCACTTTTGATGTTGTTCCAGCAACAGGAACAGTGGTAAACTCAATCTCTCCAAAATTTGTTGTTATTGAAAAAAATCTTCTTTCGGAAGAAACAAACTGACCAAAGTCTGCCAATATCGACATTTGCAAAGAAGTTATCTTTTTGTCTGGTGAAAAATCTCCTAGATTTGCATAAAGTCCTCTATGATTGTTTGTCGATATTGTCCCTACGACTCTAAATCCAGAATGCCTTGTTAAATACAGATGTGGGTTTGATTGTTTATAAATTAAATATGGGTTTTGAGAATTATAATCATAAGGGAATGTTGGAGCAGTATTTTCAACCCTATTGTCAAGTGTATATGGATAGATGTCTACATTGTACTTTGTTCCCAACTTGTTTGGCATATTTTTATTGAATGATTCTGCTGCTAGTTGTAAGAATCTTGTTCTTATTGGCTCTAGAGTTGATGCCTCGGTAAAAATGTCTAGGTGTAAAACAATCGCTAGAGTAGACAAGGCAACATTGGTTGGTGGATAAATAATCATTCCATTTACAAATTCATATTTTGTTGTTGCACTAAATGTTGATGCGTTAATTACCCTATTTTCATTTGCGGCAACAGTTGTTACAAAAGTAGTTAAATCTTTGTTTGCTCCAGAAGCCAATGTTTGAAACGTAACGTACCCTCGAATTGGAAGCCCAGACGTTACAAAGTTTCCAGAAGAGTACGTTCTAGGCTCTTCATGGTCTAAATTAATTTGAATAAATTCTATTGCTTCTGCTTCAACGCCAGATTGGTTGAGCACTGTTTTTGCTAACTTACTAAGTGGAACATAGTCTTGCCAATAGCCGATTGTTCCAACATCTAGTGTTATTTTTCCAAAAGCATTTAGACCAGAGATGGTGTAAGATGCTGTTTTTGAAAGCAATGAAGCAAAAGATGCTGAATTTGAAAGAATTCCAGGACTTCCAGTAACAGTACCTCCAACTGTGATAGCACCTGGGTTAGAGCCTATATTTACAACTAGTGTTGATGAAGTAGTTCCAGTCTGCGTTATCCATGTACCATTGTATCCAGAAGGCGTGATTCCAGAAATAACAACTTGTTGACCAACAGAAAATCCATGGGCAGTTGCGGTAGGTATTGTAATGTTGGTTGTTCCAGTAGGAGTAGGTGTATTAATTGCTACTGTTCCTCCTGCATCAAAAAGGTTTAGTATATCTGACGAATTTCTTGCGGTACAAAATCCAACCTTATAAATATTTCCGCTAAAAGTGTTTGTTAGTGTGTTTTGACCTCCAACAAATATTTGTAGATTTATCTTGTTTGAGAAAAAGTTTGCAAGGTCTGTGTTTGATTGAACTAATTTTTGTATATCAAATCCTACAGCAAAAGTTACGTTTTGAGTTATTGACTTTGTGGCAATTTGAGTTTCAGAACCAGTACCGTATTTGTATTTATACGAGACTGTTGTTCCTGTAAGAGATACCTGCAAATAATCATTGTTTAGTATGTTAGTAATCTTTATCAGTATTTGCTCTGTTGCAGAAGTTTCTAAAGATTTAAAAACACCATAAACACAATTTGACAAGTAGTCAGTGTCTCCAGATACGTTTGCTGATAAATACCCCTGATTGCTTGTCCAAGTCCTTCCAGACCCACTTACTACAGCAGATGGCTTTAGGTTAATAAAAGGGTTTGTTTCTCCAGATGCTAAGTAGGTTGTATAGATATCTAGAAACAGTTTGTCGGTATCATAAAGTGATGTTTCTGTTCCTGGCTTTGTAAACTCTTTTGCAGATAGTGCTCCGTTATCTAAGATGTCTAAATTTTCTGATACCGTTGCTTGCTCCCACTTAGCCTGAAAACTCGGATAGTTATAATTGTTTGTGTTGTTTGATAACGCAAAGTCTGGAGATATAGTTTGACCAGAAGATGAGTTTGAAATTGTTGGAATTGTGACAGCCTGTGCATATACAAGATTTAACTTAGCCATTGCATCGGATGATTGGTATGGGAACATAGCCAAAGACCCAACCTCTATTAGCGGAATATCTGCGTATCCATAAAATCCAAGCCAGTCCTGACTCTTACTAGAGCCATCAAGTCTTGCTGGAAGTTCTAGAATAGAGTTTTCTATCTGTAAAGAAATTATTTCTTCTCCGTCTACCGAAAGCCTTGCAAAACCATTCCCTAACTTTAATTGCATTACCATTGGTTTAAACATTTCTGACAAATTGAAAGAAGCAATGTTGTCTCCAACCTTAAGGCTTATAACGTCCTTTGTAACGTATACACCGTCAGTAGATGCTATTGGTCCAAGAATTCTTTTTGGCACAGAATTGTTTGCAACTATTCTAATCAAAGCCTGTAGGGTTAGTTCTTTGTACTTGCCTATTTCATTAAGCATTCCAAAACCTGGAAATATAAATGATGGCTGACCTGCACTTGCATTTGGATATATTCTTGCAGATGTATCGGAGCCATAACACATAGATACCCCAGAATTTTTTGCATAGATATTTGTCGAGTCGCAGATGTAATATGCACTATATTCCTGTGTCCCATAAGACTTTGCCTCTATAGCATTTGTTAACGTTGTCGATATGTTTGCTGGAATTGTTCCAGATGTTTGTCCCAAAGACTCTCCATTAAAAGGCTGTGAATCTTTTCCAACTGTAAGTCCATTTATAAAAAACTGTGGGCTGGTTTGACCGTAAGAAAAACTTATCAACACTTTTTGAGAAGAAACATTGTCGTTAAAGGTAAAAGATACTGGAATCCAAGAGTTTGTGGGATAGTCTGCTGGATTAATGAACTTACCTTCAGTTTTTCCACCACTAGCCTGTCCACCAGTGCTATTACCCTGACCAGATGGTGGGCTAAAATATATTCTAAAAGTGTCTGTAGTTACGTTTGACACTGGTCCAGCCATATCATAAAGGTCTACGGAGTTTCCACTTACTTCTACATACTCTCCGTTGCTGAATCCGTGAGTAGTAGTTGTTGTGTATGTAACATAAGAAACTGTTCCGCTAGATACATCTGGAACTGCTGTAGAAATGCTGACAACATTTCCACTTCCATAACCAGCAGAAACGTTACAAACATATTGTGTTTTTAAATAAAAAGATACTGTAAAGGTGTTGCTAGAAAAAGTTGAGGAAGATGACAAATAGACTTTAGCATCTGCAGCATACGATGGTGTTGCAGTTCCATCTATCCTTGTTACATAACTTAATGGAAAAGGTGCTGATGTATCTGTTACTGTTGTTGCTGTTCCTCCAGTTTTGGTCCATGTGGACAATTGTCTGTCTGCTTCACTAATTTTTGTCAGGTAGTAGGATTCATCGTCTAGTGACCACATTGCCAAAGGGTGTTGTGCCAGTATTTTTTCTGCATAAAGATTAGATGGAGTAGACATATCTACTATTCTACCACATAAGAAAATACCCTGCCAAGTTAATGACAGGGTATCTTTTTATTTAGTTCTTATCTGGAATTTTGATTTCGCAGTAATCTGTCGTGCAGTAGGCTTCGCCCTGTGCTTCTAGATTGTCTACACCATCATAGATAGCAGAGAAATCAATCTTTGCTAGTCTCCCAATGTAGTAGTCATACTCATCTTCTGTAATTTCAGAATATGGCTGTTGTGGGTAAACTGTGTTACCCATTGGCAAGAAGGATACAGCCTTTAACTGTCCTTCGTACATGTTTAGAACAGACGCAATGTGTTGCTTCTCAGTTTCTGTATCAAACGATAGCGTTACTGAAACACCGTTGTCTGACCAGTACTTCTGAGCAGTAGCAGCAAGTGCTGTCTTCTCAAATAGCGTTACATCCTTTTCTGCTCTCTTCTGTCCTGAAGCAATTGGGAAGTATACTACTGAAGTGTTTGCTGACACTAGGTCTGCCTCAATCTTATACCCTGCCGCTTTGAACAAGTGAAGCATTGGGTCTGTGTTTCCAAAACGGATTGCTCTTAGATAGAACTTTCCACCTGGACCCCAGTGAACACCAGGGGTAGCACCAGAAAGAATTGAAACAGAGCCAGATGGCTTAACTGTAGTTACACGAATTGACTCACGAACACACATCCATTCTGAATACTTGTTGTCGTAATAACGAATCTTGTTATATCCTTCGTCCATCCATTCACGAGTAGCAGGTAGACCATGCTCGTCAACGAATGATGCAATACCTGTTAGAGATGTTCCGATTCTACGGTTTCTCTGCATGATACCGTTGGTCTGTTGCCAGTGAGTAGGAAGAAGTGTAACAGTCTTTCCATACAGGTAAGCAAACTTAAGGGTACGCAGGAAGTCTTCTTTGGACTCGTGACGGTTTAAGTGTACTTCCACAAGGGTACATAGTTCGTATGACTCTAGTGGCTGCTCTGCACACGGATTGAAGCCCATTACACGATAGTCCTTGCCATCTGCTGGGTCTGCTAGTCTTCCGTAGTTACGAGCAACATCAAGCCAAATGAACCCTGGCTCACCATTGTCAACAATGCGGTCTACATACTTTTCGTAGTCCATTCCGACAGTGGCTTCGATAGAGTTATTTGACATCCAAGCCCAACCTGGATTTTCTGGGTCGTATGAGTTACGCTCAGGGAATGCTTCTGGATTCTTTAGATTTAGGAAGTCTTCGTCTCCGTCTACCCCAAGTGCAAGGGTAGCAGAACGTCTTACGTTACCTGAAACAACACAAGTACCAATAAGGTTAATAATATCAACAATGGCACGAGCATCTAGTGTTTCTCCAATTCTCTGTCCAAGCACATGCTCAATACGTTCATGCAGTTTGATTAGTGGTTCTGGTCCTGATGCTACCCCACCAAAGCCCTTGATTGGAGAACCTTCTGGTCTAATGCCAGCATAGTTAAAGTATGGAAGAGCCTGTTGTGGACGAAGATATCCATTTATTACCATTCTTGTTGATTCTACCCAGCCCTCACGAGTATCTGGAATATCCCAAGTAGCCTCTGCTTCTCCTGGAGAATAAATTTGGAAGTTCTTGTCTTTTCCAAGGGTATCAAATCCAACACCAATACCAAGCATAAGAGCATCCATTACCCAAGCAAACAACTGACCTGGGTCATTCTTGTCTAGGTCTTTCGTAGACACCATGGCACAGTTCTGCAAAGCAGCAGAGTTACGCTTTTCCATTGTGAGTGGTGTGCCAAATGTCCACATTCCACGTCCTGGAGGTGTCCACTTTAGGTTAAACATACGGTCAAAGGCTTCTTGTGCTGACTTCTGTGCCTTATAATCGTTCCATGGGAGTCTGTTCTCCTTTGCATGGTTTTTCTGGACAGAATACATACCTTCGATAACTCTGCGTACAACTTCGTACCAGCGTTCTTTGGTTCCGTCATCTTTGACTCGTGAGTAGGTACGAACAAAGGTAATCTCACCTAGTGCGTTGCCACCTGCATCCACGAATCCAAAGGGTGATTCCAATGATTTGTACTTTTCGACAAAATCTGTTGGGAGGGTAAAAGAGAAAAATTCCGACATAGTGTTTCCACCTTTCTAAAACTGTAATAGATAAAGTATACCACAGTTTTAAGAAATAGCAAACAGTGGGTTTTACCAGTTACCTATTGGGCACTTTGCTGCTTCTAGTTTTGTTTTAAACTGCATAAAGCAACCACATTCTTTGCACTGGTCCAAGCCTTTGATGAGCAAAGGGCATTCTCTACAAATAGCCATTCTTGCTTCTGCATGGCTTTCATCAATCTTACGAGTTTTAGGGTTCAAGAGGTCTAGGGGGGTTACCCCATTTTTTTCTTTATACTCTTGCCACTTAGATTTTTTAGGCTCCGTGCTCACGATGAAAAGGCTCCAATCCATCCATATCTGTTTCTAATATTACAAACTCTCCGTCTACAAACATTGCATTAGGCGATGACACATACATTCCATATGGATATTCTAAAAGATTTAAGACTAATGGATTACTAAGCAAGATACTTCCAAAATAGTCCGAGGTCTGTAGTTCTTCTAAAACAACGCCATCTTTTATAAAACGAACTGTAATTCCGTCATGCTCTGGATGTTGTTCTGATATGTCTTCTACTTCTGTTGCCTCAGTAAAAATAGCGGCATGTTCAGTCGATAGCGGCAAATCATATAGGCATTGTTCGTCAATTACCCAAACTAGAGGGACACCTCTTTGTCCTCTATACACAAATTCTAATTCTGAATCATTTAACATAATCTAATTCTAACACGCTTCTGGGTCAAAAGTTCCGTTGGCAGGAGAGCAAGAACTTCCAGCCCCCAATTCACCACATGAAGCGGTACTTGCACAACAACCGATAGACACTTGAAAACTTGTACACAAAAAAGTAGATGGTGGTGGAGCACCAGCAGACTTTAAAGAACCAATTAACCCTTGTACACAGCCTACCATTATGTCAGTCCATTTCCGCTAATCATCCATGATGTAGAAGTTATCTTTACAGCAGTAGCCATACCAAAAGGTGCAAGGGTACGAGAACCTGTTGTTCCTGGTCCTGCTAAATACATTGTATCAGATGTAATAGCAATAGTCATTGTTGCACCGCTACCAGCAATAAATGTCAGGGTGGTTCCGATAGGCAAGCCAAGGTTAGCGTTTGAGTTAATTGTTATTGTTCGAGTAGCAGAAGCATAAATGTGTCTACCAGCATCTGCTGCAACAATAGTATAAGCACCTGTAGTTGTAGCGTTTTGAGGTAGACCCATGTATCCAGCACCAGATGCGGCTGTAGAAGTTGTTCCGTCTGCTGGGAATTCGGTAGTTCTGATAGTAGAAGAACCTATTGTTATACCTGTAACTGAAGATGTGAAGATGCTTGCAGCAGAAGCGTTATTAGATGCGATAGTTGGCGATGCGTAGTTTAGGTTTACTGCTCCAGTTGTAGTTAATGATGCAGAACTTAGAGAACCAGGAAAACTTGTGTTTCCAGAAGCATCGAGCAAGGTTGCAGTTCTAACCAATGTTGTAAATACTCCAGTGTACTGTCTCACATGGATAGGCTCAGTTCCATCATCTGCAGTTGCAATTTCTGCAAAACCTGTGTTTGTGGCAGTGCCACCAACAAGAATTCTAAACTGGTCGTTGTCAGCCATGTTTCCACGAACAAGTTCTGCAGAGTTTGTTCCCGATACTGTGTTCACTACTGATGTTGGAACTGGAAGTGTTCCGTCAGCATTAACAATAGTTCTTGCTGCATTTGAAGTTCCACGATATCTAAGAGCACCTGATTCTACGAATAAAACACCCCCACCAGTTGGATTAGATGTAGGTGCTGTTCCTGCGTTAGCAATGCCAATTACTCCAGAGCCGCCTCCTGTGCCAGCAGTTCCAGCGACTCTTAGGTTTCCCATACTGGTCAGGGTAGAGGATGTTAAGAAAGAGCCATCTGCTGTTATGTATGACCTAACCGTTCCGTCTGATATTTGCCATTGCTGGATGTCAGTTACCTGGCTTGTTGCACCACGAACCACAAGTCCAACGGTAGCCGCAGAACGAGAAGTTATAGAGGTTTGAGAATCAACTCTTACAGTTCCTGCAATGGTCTGAGACCCAGTGGTTGTGTTTGCATAAGTGAAAGTTGTTGTTGTAGGTGTACCTGTAACAATAAAAGTACCATTGTATCCTGTAGGAGTTATGCCAGCAACGATAACTCTATCTCCTGTAGAAAGATTGTGGTTGTTAGTAGTAGTAACAGTTGCAACAGTTCCTGTACCAGAAGTTGCTGTAGTGGCACCACCAGTAGATGTTGTCAAAGGTAACGTAGAGCCAGTCCAAATTTGTCCATTAGCATTTATACCGCTTAGATTTACTCCAAGAGAAGTTTGTATTTGCAACATATCTACCTGCTGAGTGCCTGTACCACGAATAACCTGACCAATAATTCCTTGATTAATTGGTCTAACATTTAGGCTTGCCCCCAACCATGTGCTTGTTCCAGCAAGCATTGCAGACGTTGTTCCAATATCTCCAGCGGAGTTAACACTTGCCAAAACAGTTGGTGGAGACCCAGCCGCTTGCCATTCTTGTAAGTTTGCAGACTGCCCCGATGCACCACGAACAGTCAAACCAACTGCTGAAGCAGAAGTCAAGCCAATAGTTAGTTTACCAGTAGAGTTTTGAAACCAAGATGCGGAACTAAAGTTTGCGTTGTGAGCAGCATCAATATAAAAACGTGTAGTTCCTGAAACGTCTTGTGTTTCAAAAGCAGAAGCAATTTGAGATGCAGCAGTACGAACAACTAGCCCATCAGTTCCAGCGGAACGAGCAACAATTCCAACCTGTGGAGCAATAGAAACAGTTCCTGCAACAGTTTGTGCACCAGTAGTTGCGTTTGCATAAGTAAAACTTGTAGTTGTAGGAGTAGATGCAACAGAATAACCTCCATTATATCCAGTAGGCGTGATACCTGCAACAGTAACGATATCTCCAACTGCCAAGCCATGGTCGGTGGTGGTCGTAATTGTGGCGGTAGTTCCATTGCCAGAAGTAGCAGTAGTTGCACCACCAACACCAAATGCTAATGGGTTTGCAGAACCTGTAAATATCTGACCTACACCGTTTCGCCCACCAACAACGACACCAGAGCCGTTCTGATAGTCAACAAGGTTAGCGGTAGTTGCACCAAAACCACGAACCATGAAAGGTCTGTGTCCAGGTGCATATCCTTGAACAGCAAGGTAAGCACCATTACCTGGTTGAGCAACTAAGTTTCCGAAGTAAGCACCGTTGGGAGCGTTTAGTGTGTCAAATGAGCCACGACCTGTTTGGGACACGGAGGCAACTGTTGTTGGAGAGTTTGTCTGCCACTCCTGGAGGTTAACTGATTGCAATGATGCTCCACGAACTGTCAGACCAATTGTTCCTGGTGCAAAACCATTAATAAAAACATTTCCATTTTCATCAATAGCCATTTTTTGCGTAATAGCATCGGTAGTTGCAATTCCAGTTTTAAGAATTAAAGAAGATGCTCCTCCAGATTTTCGAATACCACCAATTTCTGCTCCATAACCAGGTGACCTAGAAGTTCTAAATCTTATAAATGCTCCGCCATTCTCATTTGCAGGGTCGTTAGCACCAACACCTTGAAGTTCTATATATGGTCTTTGAGTTCCAGCAGTGCCTCTGAACTCAGCCCTAATTGTAGAGTCAGCGTTGTAGTCATTATATGTCCCACTTCCAGAATTTAAAATACCAGTTGCAGATATAGATGCAACAGTAGTTGCAGTAGTTCCATTCCATGTCTGCCATTGCTGTAGGTCTGCTGTTTGTGTTATAACGCCTGAAGAGCCAAAACCACGAACAATTGTTCCAATAGTTGTTGCGTTTAAAGTTCTTGCCTCGATTTGAGCAGTACCCTGAACACCACCTGCAAGACCATTGCTAACAATTAGTCTTCCAGAATTATCTAAACGCATCAGTTCGCCATCAGCAGAGTTAGCCCACCTGTATTGAGCATTTATTGGAGATGCAGTTCTGCTCCTAAAAATCATACCCCAGTTACTGTCTGCAAAAATTGAGCCTGTTGTATATGTTCCACCACTTGAAACTGTAAGGCTTGGGGCAGTAAATGAGCCATTTGAGGAAACTGATGCGAGGGTGGTGGGAGTATTATTCTGCCACTGTTGTAAGTCAGCCGATTGACTTGCAGCACCACGAACAATCTGACCAGTAGTTCCAGCAGAACGAGCAGTTACAGATAGTTGTGCAGGGGCAGAGGCAGTACCTCCAGTGCCAGCCTGACCAGTAGTCAGAGCAGAGGTAATGGTAAAAGTAGTTGTCAGAGGTGTTGAAGCAACAACAAAAGTTCCGTTGTATGTTCCACCTGTGGTACCTGCAAGAGTAACAAGGTCTCCTACAGCAAATCCGTGTGCGGAAGCCATTGTTACGAGTGGGTTGGCACCAGTAGCAATAGATTGAATTGTGCCGCCAGTAGCGGTAAGGATAGGTGTTGTAGAGCCTGTGAAAATTTGACCTACACCATTATCTCCACCTAGCACAGTTCCAGCAGATGATTGAATTCGCAAAATGTCTGCAGTTTGGTTAGCAGCACCTCTAAAAATATTAAATTTAACTGGGGTGTCAAAAAATACAGACAATGGCGATGCATTATTCGCCGCTGTTCCAATACCTAGCGAAGTTAAGTTTCCGATACCGCTTGAAAAAGAAAAGCCTGACCCAGGTGCTTTAGAAATTTGAGCATCCCCAAGGTTTAGTGTTCCTGTTCCTGTAGTATTAACATTTAATGCCCCTGTCATTGTTACAGCACCTGGTACGCTTATTGCTCCATAAAAAGCACCACCAGCACGAGGCATCATAGTTTGAGACCACATGTCGGAGTTAAAGTTATATGCCCATAGGTGTTGAAGTCTAAGTTGAGTGCTGTTTGGGTTTGAAATTGTGTAACGAATCTGGTTAATTCCAGTAGCGTTTCCATTTGTTAATCCAGATACAGCAGCAAAAATATCTTCGCTTGTGTTTGTAGTTGTGTTTACTACAGTAACCCAAGAGTTGCTGTCTAACGAGAATACTTCTATTTGAACGCTGTTTGCTCGGAAGGTAGTGCTTCCAAAACTTATTCCAACCCAAGTACCATAAGTAAGTGTTCTAGGTAGAGGAACAGTTATTACAAGTGGAAAAGTAAATCCGCTTGTTGGGCTAATATTGAAGAAGGTCGCTGTACCGTCAAACATAGCGTCCCAGTTAGCATTTGAAATTGTGTATGCACTTCCATTTTGTGTAGCAGCAACAGCAGAACCACGAAGTCTAGCATTAGCCATATCATTTGTGAGATAGGTATTGTACATCAATCTACCCTCGGGGTTATGCCCAGCAAAATAACTTGATGTAGTAGAAATAAATGATGATGACCATGTTGGAGTTGTTCCAGAACCTGCTGAAGTAAGCACTTGCCCAGTAGTTCCAGCAGAACCATTTAAAGTTAATGGAGATGTTGTTCCTGATAATGCTACACCTGCCTGACCTGTAATAGAGTTTTGAGAAGTTATTGCTCCAGTAAAGTTATGTGCTCCTGCAGTATAGGTTAAGGTTCCTGCACCGTTAGTAGAATTAGTACCGCCAGATGCAATAATGCGAGCATCAAAATCGTTAGCACTAGTATGAGAGTGGAAATCAATAAAAGGGGTAGTTCCTGTTCCATTAGTTGAACCTATCTCAAGACCAACCGAACCGCTTACTCCAGAACCAATGTTTACGGTATTGTTAAATGCTTGAACTCCAGTAAAAGTATTGTTTGCAGAAAATATAGGAATTGTTCCATCAGCATTCACAATTGTTGTTGAAGGGTTTGATGTTCCACGATATCTGAGGGCACCAGAATCAACATGCAGGAAACCTCCAGAAATAGGGCTGGCACTTGGAGCAGTTCCACTAGCCATATATAGAATATTTGTTCCAGATAATGTTGCACCAGTGCTACCTATTCTCATGCTACCTGCACTGTTTACAGTTCCGTTGGCAGAAACCGAGCCACCACCAGTTAAAACAATTGCTCCGCTAACAAAAGAGGCTGCACCTGCGGCATCAATTGTAGCAGTAGCACCACCAGCAGAGCCTTCAATTCTAAACATGTTAACACCTTGGTTTACTGCTGCACGAAGAATTAAAGGTGTTGTTGCTGCAGAACGAGCCACGATAGATGCTTGTGCGTCAATAGAGACTGTTCCAGCAACTGTTTGAGAACCTGTTGTTGTGTTGTTGTAAGTAAAACTTGTTGTCGTAGGCGTTCCTGTTACAATAAAAGTACCATTATAGCCTGTAGGAGTTACACCTGCAACAGTAACTCTATCTCCTATAGAAAGATTATGGTTAGAGGTTGTTGTAATAGTTGCTACAGTTCCTGTACCAGATGTTGTGGTTGTAGCACCACCAGTACCAGTTGTAAGTGCTGCAGTTGAGCCAGTATAGATTTGTCCGTTCACGTTTACACCACCGATAATTCCATCGGCACTGTTTCGATACTGCATGTGGTCATACCCTGCATAATTTGCGGCAAAAGGTCTAAGAACTATTCCAGGGGCTGTAGAGTTGCTTGAAACAACTTGAATACGACCAGATGCGGCACTTATAAAAGTTCTTGTAGAATCTAACCCTTGGTTCCAAGAACCATCGTTGGAAATACGACTAAGAATTGTTCCGCCACTATTTCTTACTTCTATAAAGTTTGAGTTTTGTGTAGATGTTCCTGTTAGGCTTAAAAGTGGGGTAGTTGCAGCAAGAGTTCCTAATGGCTGAATGGTAATTCTGTTAGCAGATAGTTGGCTAAAGTTATCTACTAAGAAATTAGCAGACGTTGTTGAATCGTTTACAGGAACATAAATAGTTCCAGTAGTAGAGCCAGCATCAAGAGTTCCGTAAGTTTTTCCAGAAGGAGTATAACTTTCTGTAGTATTGTTTTGACCAATTCTTCTAACCTTAAAAGAAACTATCCTAAAGATATCTGGTTGACGAACTTGAATTTCATACAATGAAGAACTTGTTTTAACTACACGAACATAGTTTACGCTTGGACCAGTAACCGATGCTGATAAAACATCGTCTTGAACTCCACCAGTCCTGTTAATCTTTACATAAAATTTAAATCTTTGTGGAATTCTATCTATAATTCCATAGTTATCAAAACTGTCTACAACCTCTAGTTCGTAAGACGCTCCAGTATAAAGACCTGTTGGACATGTAACCTCTATAAGTTTTTTCCAAGCGGTATCTGTGGAGCCTGGTGTTTCTACTGCGTGGTCGTAGATAGTTGCCCCACCAGATAGAAAAATTCTGCCTAGGAACGAATTGTTGTTGGCAAGTATTGCAAAAGGACTACTTCCGTCTGCGTTTGCGATAGTTTGTGATGCGTTAGATGTTCCTCTATATCTTAAAGCCCCTGCTTCGACAAATAAAATACCTCCACCAGAGGGGGAAGTTGATGGGGCAGTAGTGACATTAGCAATACCAATAACTCCAACACCGCTGCCATAAGAAGCGGCACCTCTAAACTGAATATTACCTCCAGACGAAAGTGTTGCAATAGTAGAACCATCTGAAACTGCAGAAAGAGAAGCCCCTTGCAGTGTTGCTGTTGCTCTAACACTTCCTCCAGGTGATATATTCGCTACAACGACTCCAGAACTATTTTGTACCTCGAATGGATTGGCTACTTGGCTTGCTAATGAACGAACAACAACTCCTGCTGTTCCAACAGACTTTGGGGTAACAGATACCTGTGAATCAGCCGAAACCGTTCCAGAACCAGAAGCGGTTCCAGTTGTAGTATTGTTTACGTTAAAACTAAAAGTTGCAACCCCAGAAATAATGTATGTTCCGTTATACCCTGCAGGAGTTAGTCCTGCAATAGTTACTCGGTCACCATTAGCAAGGTTGTGAGCATTTGTTGTAGAAATAGTTACAACAGTTCCATTTGCTGAAACACCATTAATTCCACCACCAACAGCAGTAGTCAACGGAGCAGTAGAGCCTGTAAAAATTTGACCTACAGCGTTACGCCCACCAAGAGTTGTGCCTGATGAGTTCTGCATTGTAATAAAGTCACCAATGGAATTTGCACCTTGACGCATACGCATCATATCTACACTTGAGTTATCTCTACCCAGCAAACCGATATTGTGTCCACCTGCTTCTTGCAGAATATTTAGTTTTCCATAGTAAATTCCACCACCAAAAACTGCTCCACCCAGATTTACTCTATCGGTAAACAAATCTCCAGCAGAGTTTATTCGAGATAAGATTGAGCCAGCCGAGTTTTGCCACTCTTGGAGGTTGTTCGCTTGATTTACCGTAGCGGTACCACCAGAAACAAAAGTTCCAGTAGCAGCATTAGTAACAGTAAAAGTTGTTTGAGATGGAACGGAAGCAATTGTTACAGATGTTAAATTGTATGCACTAGGATTTACACCAGTAATCGTTACAACATCTCCAGCATCCATGTAGTGTGCGGATGATGTGGTGTAGGTTACAGTTGTTCCATTTCCAGTAACACCAGAAACTGTTGCAGTTTGATTTTTTCCTCTAACAATAAGTCTTGTGTTTGTTCCCCTAGACTGTAAAATAGTATCTTTCGCATCGGAGTTATGTGTCGATAGCCCAACCAAGTTAAAGATTACTCTTTCTGCATTGCTGTTATTTCTAAAATAGTTGGCAGAACCTGCTGGACCACCCAAATATAAATTTCTGTTGCTTGAGTCAAACCCTAAACCAGCCCAAGAGTTGTAGTTCCAGTTATTTCCGCTTTCAAACCTAAGTTGTGAAAGATTTCTAATGTTTATTTCGTTATCTGCTTGTCGACCTAAAGTTACAAGCCCAGGTAGGTTCATGTATGGGGTAGAACCAGCAGCAGCGTTTATAGTGAGAGCACCACCAGAACTTATATTTAATAGGTCAGCATTGTTTGCTGAATTTCGAATTCTAAAGGTTTCCACAGTCTGACCAGTGGCAGGAATAATTGTTAAAGGAAACTGTCCTGTTCCAGTAGAGGTTATTGTTTGTGCACCTGTAAATGCGTTACCGCCAACAAGTTGTGCGTATGTTGCAGATAATCCTGATGGGGTTAGTGTTGCGTAGGCAAGGCTGTTCCAAGCAGTACTTCCAGTACCAATCTTAAATTTATTGGTATCTGATTCCCAGCCAACCTCACCAGCATCAAGAGTGGGATTGAGCGTGAACCATTGGTCTGCTGTCCCCCTCTTGTGCTGAATGATTACGGACATGCTACTTACTCAGATTCTCCTAGAGAGTCTAGTTCCTGCTTGTAAACAGAAATCATCTGGTCTAGCAAGGCTAGGTTGTTGTTAATCTCTGTTAGTGCCTGTTCGTTTGGTTCTTCCTGTGCGTTTAGCACATTAACGTTAAGGCTTAACTGATAAGCCTCTACCGCTAGTTGCTGGATTCTTTGAGTTACAACCGATGTTCTTTCTTCAACGGTTAGTAATGAATTAAAATCAATAGACATGATTTTCCTACCTTTCAATATAGTAAATCCATTATAGCACAAAGAACTCTTGTGGAAAAGGGGCAAATAGTGGTATAATGGATATACGACACCCTTCAAAAAGGTGTTTTTCCATTAAAGGAGGAAAATATGAATAATTCAAAAATCAAAAAATTACTCGCTGTCGGAATACTAAGTTTAGTTTTGTCTGGGTATCCAACCCCTATCGCTCAGGCAGACAAGGTACCCCAACAAATAATTAAAGAAAAAGGCTTTGACTTTAGAAGCCAGTTAATCAATCATGCCAAGCACATGAAAAATACAGACAGGATGAAAGAAACTGTCATTAAATTAATGAGACGTGTAAATAAAACTTCTTATGTATTTTCTGGCTCTACCCCATATGGATGGGACTGTTCTGGGATGGTTAGGTGGACATACAGACAGTTTGGTTTGGATATCCCTCACTCTGCTGACAAGCAAGCCCATATCGGTAAAAGAGTTTCTGTTCCAAAATTAGGAGACATTGTTGTCATGGCTTATCGTGGCTCGACTAATTTTTATCACTCTGGTATTTATATCGGCAAGGGTAAAATAGTAAACGCTCACTATGAGGCTGGAACGACAATCATTCAACCACTGGCTGACTACAAAAACAGTCAAATAAGATTTGTAAGAGTAGTAGAAACTAACTAAGCAATACGATATGTAACAAAAGTATTTGTTGCTGTTTTTCTAGTTCTGAATCTAGCAGAAGTTCCAATAGCGACTGCGGCAGAGCCAACAATGGTATGTCCAGTACCTGCCAGAAGTGTAACTGTTGCACCTGCTGTTGCACTAGTGTTTATGACAGACCAGTCAAAGGCTGTGTTGTTTGGGGACACTTGACCAGCACCCTGAATTCCAGTATCGCTCAATGTTCCTGTTGGCAAAGTTAAATTTATTGCGGCAGTCGGAGCAGATGTAACAATATATGTAAGTAGTTGTGCAATTGTCAGTGTTGCTGTTGAGTTAAGTGCTGTTGGGTTTGGCTGAACCTCATAAATAATTTTTCCAAATATAGAGTTTGTCAAGATTGCTGCATTGTTAGCAGGTGCAGAGGTAGTTCCATATGCCAATAACTGCAATGCTACCTGAATGTCTGCGACATCAGTTTGGTCTGGTATTGTGACCTGATAAGATGTACCTGTGCCTACTGCTGAACTCATGGTTTAATTATAGCACAGCCTAGTCTTGAAACATCTTAAAATTGTGAGCAATGGCTGATTCAACATTCATAGTTCTTTTGTTTTTCTTGTAATTTTTAGAAAACTTAACCATTTTCCTATTGTGGTTGGCAACACTAGCCAAGTTATCCAACAAATATCCATGGGCAAACTTGTTTGCAAGCAAACTCATTGTTTTCTTAGTAATTTTTAAGCCAGACTTTGCATACTTGTAGCACTTATTCCATTTTTCTTTTTCATAATAATAGATTGCCAAATCTAGATATGCCTCCCTAGTCTTCTTAACACTTACAGATTTCTTTAAAAACTTTAACCTGTTTTTAGGTTCACAAGTAGACAAATTTCTCCAAGCAAGTGCAACATCAAAAACTGGTTTTGATTCTTCCAATTTTATGTAGTCTCTCCAAAGTTTTGCTGCTTCATCTAGCCTATGAAAAGCCATTAACTGTACCCCATGGTAAAGATGATATCTTCCATTTTTATATTCATTATAGGCATCTTCAAGCATTTGATTATACTGCTCACGAGTTTTTTCAATATCTGGGTGATGAGAAATTTCTAATCCTTCACAAAACTCTGACGTAATCTCTTTGGTTCTGTTTGAAACTAACGCTTCGTGCATAAAGTAGTGCCATCTAAACCCATGTCTTTTATGAATTCTGTTATTTGTAAAGAATTCTTCGACAACTGTTTCTGCTTCGTCACGGTATGTTAAGTTAAACTTATATTCAACAATGTCTGATGTCATTGTTTCCAACTTTTCTCGCCAACCTTCTGACAATGTTTCATCCATATCCATAGAAACACAATAGTCAATATCGTCTGGCAAAGAGAGCAAAGCAGCATTTCTAGAATCATCAAAACGCCAAGGTTTTATGGATATGTTAATTACATTGATGCCGAGTTTTTTTGCAAGTTTTACAGTTTTATCTGTAGAGCCTGTGTCTGCAATAAGTAGATAGTCTGCGTCTTTGGCAGACTCGTACCAGCGTTGCACATGCTTTTCTTCGTTAAGAGCAATTGTGTATACCGCAATTTTCATTCTTTGTTAGCCTTTTCCTTTGCCTTGTTATATAATTCTAGCATAGGTTCTCCCCAAGCAGCATTATCTTTAAAAACATCAACAACTATTTTATCTACCTCTAGGGCTGCTTCGCACCAAACTAAGCATTCCTCCCATCTTTCATGGTCTCCGTACCACTTAGCGATGTAGTAGTATGGCTCTCGTCTATGTGGGGCTGTTTGCAAGCAAAGCAACATGTACTCGCCTGTTTTTTCGGGTATGATTTCTGAAAGAATTTTGTAAACACGAGCAGCGTCTTCATTTGGAAAATTTGGAATTTGTAGGACTCTTAGGTAGTAGCCCTCAGCCTCTTCAAATCTTTTTTCGGCAACTAGTGCTTCGGTAATGTACTTATAGTATCTTCCAATGTCTGGATTTTCATTTAAAGCGTCAATAAGTAGTTGAGTATACTGACTTCTTGGCTTTTCCATATCTGGCATATGTGTTACTTCAATTCCTGGACAAAATTCGTCAATCATTTCAGTTCGGTCTGGAACAAGACCTTCGTGCATAAGGAACTTCCAGATAAATCCATGTCTGGCGTGAATACGGTTATTCACAAAGTCTTTGTTGTTTCTAAAAACATAAGTAATCTGATTGCCTGTAGTTTTTTCTAGTTCTGGTCTCCAGTCTTCTGAAAGAACCTCGTCCATGTCGATAGATATGCAAAGGTCAATGTCGTCTGGTAGTAGGGCTAGGGCTACGTTTCTGGCTGTGTCAAATCTCCAAGGCTTGATTGATATATTAAATACATTGATACCAAGTGACTTGGCAATTTCCACGGTACGGTCAGTAGAACCAGTATCAGCAATAAGAATATAATCAGCGTCCTTTACTGAGTTGTACCAGCGTTCAACGTGCTTTTCTTCATTAAGTGCAATTGTGTAAACTGCGATTTTCATACCCTGAAATCCTTTGTTAGATATCTATTATAGCATTAGTTATTCGGTGATGTAGTCACCACAAATGTGAAAGTTATCTGCTACCGCTAAGGTAAACGGAGATGTTGCAGTAAACGGAATATTGAAAGCGGAGTTTCCTTGAGAGTCGATACTCTTCATAACCATTTGAGACTCTCCTGCCAAGACATGCCCAAAGATTGGGTAGTCTCTGCCAGTAGAAATGTCGTGCAAACAACCAGCAGCGAATTGGTAGTTGTACTTGGATGGAAATGGCAAGTTAAAGTAGTACTGACCACTGCCAAAGTTAGTGATATTGTCCATGTCAACGTCAATTCTAAAGTGAACCTGGTCTCCTGTTTTTACATAAGAACCAGTAAAAAGAGGTGCTCCGTTAAACGTAGGCTGAGTTCCCAAAGTTCCGCCCTGCACTGTAAATGCTGTGTCTTCTGGGCTCAATGCAGGTCCTGCTGGTCCAGTAGCACCAGTTGCTCCTGTAGGTCCTGGTTGACCAGCAGTTAGAACGGTTTTAATTACTGCACTTTGCGTGGTATCTGGAATAATCTTTATTGTTGTCATAGTGCACTTCCTGTGATATCAGAACGAACAACGATTGTTCCGATAATAGGGGTCCACTTTTCTCCAGAAATAGTTACTTGAAGGTCAAAGCCTAGTTCCGCTACAATATTAGCACTTCCAGTTCCCCATCCAGAAGTCATAGCAGAGTTTGCTGAAATAGTAACATATCCAGCACCAGATGTGACTGTCAGGGTATATTTGGTTAGTGTTTTAGGGTTATAGGCACTTGCTAAGAATGTCCAACCTGTGGTAGTCTTAGCGGTAACGCCATCATCTTCATAAAATTCAATAGTTGTGGATATGTCATCGCCACGGACAACGGTCCATTTAATGTTTGAAGGTTCTGCACCAATTAAAATTGGGGAATCAGACGAGCAAGTTGAACAAGACATATAAACATTATACACCATAAATAGAAAGAACCAGTGCCTGAAGTGGGTATGAGAGAGAGTATCAGACACTGGCTCTATGATAAATTATATCATTTGTTAGGGATTTCTGTTTTCTATTTGACAAATCACAAAAAGTGTGATACCCTCTTATCTATAGAGATAAGGGCTATATATTATATATTTATATATAGATATATATTATAGTTTATATATATTATATTAATAATCAAAGTTCGTTATTTTCTGATTTTTTATTTTTGTTAGTCTTGACACCTTCGTTTATCAAAACGTTATAAAGGTTGTCGATTTTTTCTTCTAGTTGATGTGATTTTTGCTCTAGTCTGTTAACCTGGTCTTTCATTGATGACCCATGATTAGGCTTTAGTTCCGATAGGTCGCTTTTAAGTTCGTTTGATAGGTTTTTCATTTCGGCTTGGATGAACCAACGGATTCCGCCAACGGTAATAGCGATGATAGATAATGCGGTTAGTATTAAACCTGCCCAATCCGATATAGTCATAATATAAATAATTATACACTGATTTTATAGTGTTTCGAGTTTTTTTAAACGGTCGGAAATAGAGACACCCAAACCACCATAATGCCATGTATGCATAACATCTGCAATAGGGCAAATAATGGTTTAAATGCCCCTACAAGCGACTTTCACCTCATTTCCTTAAAACTATGCGTATAATTATTCTATGACCCCTATCAGACGTTTCTGGCTATACTGGAAATTCTCAAATGAGCCAAAAAAATCAGACATAGACAAACTATGTACACCATACTTGCGTAGATATCATACATATGACATTGATGCTCAATTGAGATTCAGACAAGCATTCGCTTCTAAGTACCGCCACCTATATGCAAAGAAAAAGTTAAAAGAGTTAGATGCTTCGCATTATTTGTGATACAATGGACTTCTAGCGAAAGAGAGAGCGATATGGAAGATAAGATTCCTTACATCAAGCATTATCAGGTCAAAGAATACCTCGAAAAATGCATAGCAGCACAAATGACATCAAAAGAAATAGCCAAACAAACAAGAGTGTCATACAAACTAATTAACCATTGGCTAATCGTACACGGACTACTTAAGCCTACACCAGACATTAGGCTACCATAACTTTACATACCGCCAAAATCTGAATAATTTTGTATTTTCATAATTGACAAAATCTGAATATTTTGATTATGTGTATGATACAGGGTTGCACCGTACACCGCCCTAAACTTTAGTGAGCACACACTACACACCGTCATAAACTTTATAACAAAATGGTAACATAATGCGACACACCCCCTAATGTGTGTCTAAATGTCAGTGCCATAGTGTAGTGTATAACTATACAAAGAAAGGTAAATGAAATGACTAAAGAACTAAAGGCACTAGTAAAGGCAGAAAAGGCTTACGCTAAGGCAAGCAAGAAACTAAGCAAGACATCAACAATTATGGCTTCATTTGAAGAAATGGAAGCATACAACAATCTAGTAAATGCTAGACTTGCTTACAATGTCAGTGGCAACCTGTAAACTATAAGTATCTAAAGAATAGGAAATAATAAATGAACGAAATGTATTGTGTAGTGTGTGGTCTTGTAATGAACAGTGAACTTGACCACAGGAGTTTATGCTCTGGTTGTATTGCTTTTTCTACCCTGCCATACTCT